GTGGGCCTATTTCTCCGACATTACCTTGAAGTCCTTGTTCACCAACTGAACCCTGAATACCTTGGACACCAATAGGGCCTACGTTACCTTGTAGTCCTTGAGAACCCTGCGCACCAACTGCGCCCTGTGCTCCGACTTCACCAACATTACCTTGAATACCTTGGTCACCTTGATTACCCTGCGCACCTTGTGCTCCAATTTCACCAACATTACCTTGGATGCCCTGAACTCCAGTACTACCTTGAGCGCCTTGAGCACCAATCTCTCCAACGTTACCCTGAAGACCTGTAGCACCAATTGCCCCTTGGACACCTTGGACACCGATAGGGCCTACATTACCTTGTAGTCCTTGAGAACCTTGAGCACCCTGAGCACCCTGTGCTCCAATCTCTCCAACATTACCCTGAAGTCCCTGAGCACCCTGAGCACCTTGTTCACCCTGTGCTCCAATTTCTCCGACGTTACCTTGGATACCTTGGTCACCTTGAGGGCCTTGTTCTCCTTGGTTACCGCGTTCACCGACATTACCTTGGATACCTTGGACACCAGTGATACCACGAACACCCTGAGGCCCAATCTCTCCGACATTACCCTGAGAACCTTGGGTACCAATTGCCCCTTGGACACCTTGGACACCAATAGGGCCCTGCGGCCCGATGATTCCTTGAGCACCCTGAGAACCAATTTCCCCCTGACCACCTTGAGGGCCCTGCGGCCCCGTATCACCAATCTGAGTGTTCTCGATAGTGTAGTTAATTAAATCAATCTCATACTGTAAATTGATGGTATTTGAGTTTAATGTCGTGAGAATAGTATCATGTTGCGTGACGCGTGAATCCAGAAAACTAATATTGTTCTGGTTGTCAAGAACAGTTTGAACATTCAATCCATTTAGGTAAGTGCCAACTGAACTATCAATGTAATTAGAAATAAATTCTGGGGTAATAGTACCCGCTGCGCTCATATCAACAAGCGAGAACATCTCTTGAAAGTTCGCATTGATTTTAGCAGAGGCGTCTCTTAGAGTATCACCTTTCCCGTCATTAACCGAGGTGCCTGTATTAATAATTTGCCGAGTCATTGTGCTCTATTTCCTTTTTTATTATCCACCGCCTTCACCCGCATCCATAGTTTCGTAGGTCTGTGACGCATCCAATCCACCATCGTCTAGTGTAGGTGGTTTAACACCAACCCACTCTGCGACACTATCGTTGAAGTCGTCTACAATCTGTTGAAGAGTTATACCGTCATATTTCTCTAGAGTTTCTAAAGAACTTATAAGTATACCTTCTCCGGCGTCTTTCTGTGCTTGAGTTCTCGCATCTACTGGGTCATTCTCTTCCATAACAAGTAAAGAGTATGTGGGTCGTAGGTCTACGTCTATGGGTGTTGTCTGTATTTCAATAGCATAACTAGGTATTTCTAGTGGGTCTGTTGTATCCCCCGCTTTCAAATAAACTTGTGCTTCACTTAATGTCTGTACTTCCGCAGAAAGGTACCATCCAGCGGGGTGTACCATTTTCTTATAAAAACTTTGATAATCGTCTAATGACATACCTGTTTTCAAAAGAATTGAGAATATCTGATATTTTCTATCGTCCTGAATATACTTCAGAGACTTAGGCCCTATTAAAGAGTTGCCCGGTCTGTCATTTAAAATGAATATGTTATTCTTAGGGTACACGACCTCAACATCCTCGTCAAAGAATGCTTTAAAGAATTCATTCACCGATAACACAGTACCTTTAGCGCGATAGAAGTCTGCCAGTAATCGAGTCATCAACCTAGCGTCTTGCTGTGGATGAAATGATTCTCTTGTCAACCCATCACTTATCTCTGATATTAAAGTATCTAGGTCTATTAGGTTAACGTGCGATATATCACGAGCATTAAACAAATCATAAATCTGTTCACTGAATGTTGCTAATCCCTGTTCTTCCTGATACTCATAGTACTTCTCAAGAAATTCTACTAATCTTGGATATTCGCTTTGATAGAATTCAGGAAGTACACCCTTTACTATGGGAGCGTGGAAACTCGGTCGATAAATTTCCTTTCCAATAATTTGTGCCATTATAGAGAGACCCTAGTTGTACCATCATCTAATACAGCCTCTGTAGTTGATAATGATTTGTCTAGTGATATCACATAGTTACGTAAAGGTTTTACTGTACTCTGGTTAGCAGGTGTAGCACTTACTTTAATAGAACCGCCAACATAAGAATCTTTATCGATTGACAACGCAATCAGGGATACCTTACCTTTAGCTGGGTCATACGTACCGATGTTATCTATTTTAACTATATTATTCAGATCAACTAACTGTAGTCGAGTAGAACCTAGTTTGTTTTTAATGCTAACATTCTGTCCCTGCCACTTAAATCCAGTAGACGTTATTATATAGTCATCATTATCTGGGTTAGCTAATATAACTGGGAAGTTTAATGTCCAGTTTCTGGTTATTTCCGAAACAAGTTGACCTGTCGCGGATTCGATTGCCGCAATTTCTGTGGAGACTGGAATACGTTGCTGTAATTTAACATCCATTCTAGAGTTGATTATGTACTCTGATATTTTATCAATTTCAGTCAATAAGTTAGAACGTCTAAATGTAGAGTTAAACTTCTCTAAATTAGCTGACACAAAGTCATCTACGATGACATTCACCAATGCTTGAAGAGTTTCGACAGAAGAAATGTTTTTGGTCTGGTCTACTTGGAAAACTGTGCGCAATTCGAGGTATGTGGTTTCTGGGTCAACAAACTCAGTGTCGATAGACATAATAGATAACTTAGAAGTTAAGTTGTCTTTAATACTACCCTTAACAGTTTCTTGAGCAAACTCACTGATACCGTCAATAAAATTAAGACTTACAAATACCTTACCGTACTGTGGAGGTTCGTTATCGTTACCACCCCAACAGAAAACATCCTTGATAAAAGGTGAAAATTTCTGGGATATTAATGTACTATAGTCATTCGCAGTAACCAATCTTTGCTGTGAAGTAAACCCACGAGGTGCGTTCAACTTAATTGACGAAGTAGTTTCTCTTGCAGAACCTCCATTAGCTGGAGTAATCGTGGTAACATTAACTGAGTAAAAGTTACTCAAGTAACTAATTTGTGCCGTAGAGAATACAGACGCACCATTAGGTTCCGCCCCTCGTGAGGAACGGTACTTTATTTGTATACGGTTACCCGCAATAGGACTACTGCCTAGGATTCTACCACCACCAAAATAAATCTCATAGAACCCATTGGATGACTCACGCAACATAAAGATGTGAGAATTTCTATCAATAGTAGATACTTTGTCAATATTAGTGTAATTTAAACTATCTACACCAGTCCAGTCGCTAAACACTTGGACTTCCATACTGTCTGTATCAATCGTTGCGTCTTCAATAACATATACGTTATCGTCAGAAGCGTTACCTACTAAGAAGTTCTTAGTTTTAATTTCACCTTCATAAACGGTTATAAGTTCACTACCTGCTGCCGTCTGGAATATATACTGGTCACCTGACTTTCTAGAAGTATATTCGCTGGGCGTTTTAAATGAATATAGTATATCATCATACTGAGCAAATAATTCTGTACCTTTCGGTAAGGATATAATATCAGGCCCGTTGGGAATAACTACTGATATTTTAACTTCAGCAGATGACGCAGTTCGAGATTTAGGTACATACCCTAAAAGTTCCGCATGGTTAACCACCGAAGTACGAAGTTGTGCCGTAGTGATGAATGACTCATTGATAGCCATATTAGCAATCAGACCATTCACATGAGTGTTATAAGCGAGAACATCTAGTATGCTAGATAGTCCAGACGCTTCAAAGTCATAATCAGTAAACTCACCACTTTGCTTGTAGTAGGTCTTCAGTTTATTTTTAATGTTTACAAAATCGAGATCCGACGTTGATATAGGCATTTAGCGTATCCTCGCAATATTCACGTTCAAACTTACCTGCTCTAATGTACTGATAACCTGAAAGGTGATTGTTAAATCTAAAGAGTTATAATCGGGTGAAAATTTACTAACGACCCTTTGTAGTTTCGCTCGTGGTTCGTAATTATTAATAGCGTTGCGTACCATCGATTTGATATTATCGTCGTCAAACTCATCACCTAACTCAAATAACATACCTTCCAAGTTCGCTCCAAATGACGGAGCAAAAGGTTTAGACCCTCTGTTACACAACAAAAGATTCTTGACAGACTGAGCCACAGAGGAGGCCTCCGTCTTCTTGTATATATCTCCAGATGGTTTCACCGTAAACGAACAATCGATATCCGAGTTTTTCTTTTGAATAGAACTCGTGATTGGTCGAGTGGTAAGATTGCCATCTTCTATTGATGTGAGTTTTTTAACTGACATGGGCTTCCAACTCTTTTTGTAGTATTTATACAGTTTGCTAAGGCGCAACAATCTCAATCTTGGTAGGAATGCCGAGTAATTCCAAAACATCACAAAAACTTAGCGTTAATAGTTCTAACAACTTACCGAGTCCGATGGCATCAAGGAATTTTTTAATCTTTTTTATCCATATACTCAATAAATGCCATTGCCAGTTAAGCGCAAAGTCGCGAGCACCTTTCTTGAAGTTATCAATATCTTGCTCTGCGGATTTAACTTTTCCTTCCATGTCACCGCCTATGATATCATCATATACGTTGAAACCAAGAATTTCTATTTCTTTCAATTGGTCAGCAATCATCGCATAACCCTTACCTTGAAGTTTAGCCTTCTCAGCATCTAGGTCGGGTTCCGACATGCCTTCGAAGAATCCTTCAACTCGTTCTATTTGTTGATTGACTTCGGCAATCTTATCTTTAACTTCATCCTCTATCTGTTTGATAGTAGAATCTATCCATTCATTGATATCAAAGTTCAATAGGTCTGGGAGTGAAGGTAATCCTAATGCGTCCCAAATCTCTTTAAATTTTTTGATGAGTTTGTTAAACAGATCCCACACCAGATTGGTAACCGCATTCATCATTTCAGACTTGATATATTGCCAAGTGATTTTCGCTTTCCACTCGCGGCACTTTACACCGTACGTACCATCCCATGACCGGAGAGGTTCTGGAATTAATAGATATAGTTCGTCAAGTCTTTCTTCAATCTGTAGTTTGATTCGGGCCTGTTCTTCCTCAGTGAATATTTCTAAAAGGTTTATTTCAATCCCCATTATATTCAAATTGAAGTCAACCGGTAACAGTTTAGATATTAGTTCCGCGATCTTGACTGGGATGAATAATTGATAATCTTGAATCAATTCATTGAAGGCATCGTCCGCCTCCTTTTCCCAATTTCGAATCTTCCCTTCTTTGTCCCAATACGGAGCAAGTAAATCTGATACCTGTTCAATAGTAGTTTCTACTTCGGTAATAATATCTTGTAATTGATCTATAAGCTCTTGTGCTTCAGCATCAACCTCGTCGACGAATTGATCTTTAAGGTCGATTATATTTTGTCTTAATTGCGTTGGGATGTTAGATAACTTATTAAACTCTTTGACAATGTCCGCACGAGTAGGAGGGAATCCACCCTCGCACGGTATCTCAATTCCTAATTCTAATATGGAAAGTTGATCTACCGCTAACACGCTCAAGGTTTTTAATACATCTAACTGTCCTTTACTGACCGAAGATACTGACGCTATTGGATTAGGTGGTTTAATCTGTAATACCGGTGTATCTACTACCGGAAACTCTTCTGAATCAGCCATTAGACATTATCCGCCCGAGTTTAGTGTTATAAATTCGCTACCATTAATGTTTACTGTATTAGCAGACACCGAAACCTTACCGTGACTTCCACCCACAGTTAAATTTATAGAGACTGGTTTATCCCCATTTGCGGGTACATATATGGAGATATTACCATCCTTATCCATTTCATAGTACGCACCCCCTTTATGCTTTTCTTTGATACGTTCAGCGCCAGGCGTATCATCATACTCTTTATAATGTCCGGTCTCTGTCTCGTATACCTTATTGAGAGGGTAGTTCTCCTTTGCCTTCTCGTTCGTATCCCCTGTTTTGGGTACAGTACCAATCACCATAGGCAACTGAGAGTTCTTCCCGTCAAGGAACATACCGAACACTTGTGTACCCTTTAGGATACCTAGGTTCTGCCCTTTACCTTCGTGGATACCCGTAGTGACAGGTACAACTATCTGGGCCCAAGGTAGGTCTTCGTCAGGAATTTCATCATATACACCGAAAACCCTAACCCTGACTCTACCCAATTTCTCTGGGTCGTCCTTTACATTGACAACCTCACCCATAAACCATCTAGTCTGGTCGCCATAAAAATCTATTGAATTCTGCGGTATCATTGATTGGTCACCTTTTCATCCGACAACTTCACACAAGTGAGTGTCGCTACATAATTTTCAGCTCGGAACGCATGTTTAACCCCGAAGATGAGAAAGTCACCAGACTTCTTCATATCAATTGAGGTGGTATCATTACCATCTTCGGTGTTTATATTAGCAAGAAATCTGAGTCTGATTTTTTTACCTATACTATTATTACGTCTCCCTTTCATAAACTCAATGAAATTAACACTAATAGTAAGAGGACTCTTTTTCAAAACATGATCCATGCTCTTATTAATAACACTTAGTTTATAGTTAGCAAAGTCATCACTTTGTGATAGTGAATTAAACCCTTCATACGCATCCGTACTACCAATCTGAGTAATCTTGCGACTCTTTTTCGTATTGAGTTCCGATTTTCTGAAATAATCTAGCGCATCCGAAGTATTAGATATGAGCTTGTCATTTTTTATTTTCTGTGTAAAGTCCTTATCAATATCAAATATACCCGAGACTCTTTCGTTTTTAGTTATATCCAGAAAACTATATTCACCACCCACGATACCTTCGGAAATCATTTTAAATAAGTTATCAGTATTTTTGAACTGATACCCTAGTATAGTACGTCGTCTGATTTTAGACTCATTGTCATTACCTTGAGGTATGTTCGCTTGTATATGGGCGAATGGTACGTCCGGATTAATAACATCTTGTTCCATCAGTGTTTTGAGGTCACTGAAGATCAACTCATCTCCGATAAGAGAAGAGTATAGGTAGAAAGGATATCCTTCCTTAGTACTAGAATTATTTTTTATCCAAGAGATTGATTCCATCGGTGTTAAGTTAGGTACAATCACCCGCATCTCTTGTTTATCAGTGTCAGTCGAAGATACTTTCTTATTAATCAAGTCACTGATAGACCCAATAATTTTAGACGGTTTTCCGGAATACTGACGGTTAACATTAATCATATTAGACTCGTAAGCGATATCTTCTATGAGATGAACTACAACATTTTCTACCGTATCATGACCTTTCTGCGAAAACAAAACTTGCGTTATATAAAACGTTTTGGCGATAACTTTAGCATCAAGATCATCAGTCACTATCAGTTCTACATGAACTTTCTCACCACCCTGTAAATAACCACTTGTTATAACATCTCCGCTATCAATGAAGGATAGTGTGCCGGTGAGGTAAGGTTTATCTAAATGCTCGAACACGTCAAGGTCAGTCACCGCATTTCGGATATCCACTTTTTTGTGTGAAGTGAAATGAGTACTTTCGATGAGAACTTTTTTAAATTCAAAAGGTGTTTTATGTTCGAGTTCACTAATTGCTGTCATAACTTACCCATAGAGTCTTGAATGGCTCGCACAACAGAATTTATATTACCTTTGCGAAGTACGCGTATTTGTTTTAATGATTCATTCTGTTGGTGATAGTGCTCTTCGTGAGTCACTTCTATATCATTAACTCCGGGCCCGAGGTATGGGTCGATGTCTATAATATTACCTTCAATATCAGTATAAAAACGAGCGGACTTGTGTTCGGGTTCAACTGTGTTCACAAGCAATGTTTCCAAAACACCTTCGTTATTGGTAGAATCTAATTGTTCACCGTTAGAAAAGGAACCCGATACCATCTTCACTACAACTTGCCCGAGCCGAACATGTCGATGTAGAACTTCAGCAGTACCGTTCGCTCCTTGGATGGTTTGGTGGGTCAAGAACTTGTTTACAATATCCTCACTCGTGTTTAACACAATGTAAGGATGTTCTTTCTCCACTTTCGCTTGTACCTGAGCATACGGTAATGGCCATCCACGTTCGCGAATCTCATCGTTCATGAAATAGAATGTCCAGTGTAAATTAGCATCGCCGTACAACTTATATGCTACATGATCAGGACGTTCGCCATCAGCAATGTAGTAGTCAGTATAGAATGAGGTAGCATCCTTAACGTTATCCAAAATATCAGCGTACGCAGTAAGATTTTGCGCAATGGAGCGATCAGCGGTATCGCCGAATCTATAGAATATTTTAGGGAAGTATTTAAAGTATGCCATTAGTAACCACCATCTCCACTTTCGTCTGTGCTTTCTTCAATATCTTCGCGACTTAATGTTCTGTCCTCTACCATTGTAAACGACAAGTCAATTTCAGCAGGAGTTCCGTCTTCATGGAATGCCATTGAACCCGCATTATAATTTACACTGATACTGCGTATGAAGGTATTGCGTAATTTAGTTCCGACTCGTACTGGAGCCGCACCCTCGATGTCTGGCATAAACCAACTCGATACATCGAATACCATAGGATACTTATAACCCGCACTTATACCATCTCCCACACCACCAATCATCTCAGGGTATGCGGATTTCCTAAAGATATGAATAATATTTTTAATTTCGTCAGCCTCTTTCTTACTCTTAGGAATAAACTTAAACTGAAACTGAAACTCACGTATTCCTACGTTTCTGAACTGAGTCCGTATGTTTGGATTAACAGATACCGCTCCAGCAATACTAACTGCTGATCCTGCGGTTTCATTGATTTTCTGCGCCCCACGCGCAAGAGCAAGTCTTGCTAATGCGGGAGTCTTTGCGCTATTGACCATATCTGTGATAGATTGTTTTCCACTAGTAATAGATTGCGCCAACGCGCCCATCGCGCCACTACCTGACGACAACGCTTGAAAACCGGCAGCACCAGCAGTACCCAAACTAGGTGTGTCATATCCAAAGTTATCTGTGATCACTAGAGAGACTGGTAAGTATAGCGCTACCACGTCACCCGTGTATTCGATGCTTCTCGCTACTACTTCTTTTGACTCTGTACCGGCACCGGATTCGGCAGCTTTCACTGCTTCCGCTTCCTCTTCATTTTTTGGTTTACCGTCACCTTCGTCTTCGCTTGGTCGGTTAAGAGCAAACATACTTTCGAACAACGCACCAAAGTCAATACCTTTAATGGTCGGTGGTTTAATTTCTTTTATGTGAAATAATACCTTAGACCGAGAATTTGTAGTATCTAGAGGATACTGCAGTATCTTTTTTGACTTGGCTGTGTTGTCTGTAGTGTCGGTAGGTTCTGTTTCTGCCATCGGAATAACTCTCGGTTATAAATACTTTTTACTATTTATACATAAAGTTACTAATGAAAACATACAAAGGCAGATACCAACCGAAAAACCCAGAAAAGTACGCTGGTGATGTGGATAATGTCGTCTATCGTTCAGGTTGGGAACGACATGTTATGAAATGGTGCGACGAAAGTATAGACATCGTACAGTGGATGTCCGAAGAACTTGTTATACCGTACATATGCGAAACCGATGGAAGACCTCACCGATACTTCACCGACTTTGTTATTAAGTACAAGTCTGGACGAGTGGTTATTGTGGAAGTCAAACCTCATAAAGAGACCCTGTTACCCGTACGTAAACAAGGTAAGACTAGACGTACTATATTGACCGAAGGAATGACATACATCAAGAACCAGTCGAAGTGGAAGGCCGCTAAGGCGTATGCTGATGACCGTGGATATCACTTCGAGATATGGACTGAGAAAGAATTGACCGCAATGGGTGTCATGCCCAAGTCCACTCAAAAGATGCGTACCAAGAAACCCCTGAAAAAACTTGCGCCCTTCCGTAAGAAAAAGAAATAGTTCCTGTATAAATAGTAGGAATAGATTTTAACTCAGGAACTTTATGTCTACAGTATTTAACAGACTAGAACTACAAGCATTCCGTGCGGGTATTACTCCTCGCACAAAGGAGTCGCGAGCATGGTTCCAACAAAAGATTAAGAATCTACGTAGCATCAATCGTGAAGCATTGATGAAAGAAGAACCTTTAAAGCAAGTGAGTACCGAAATTGTCGGTAGCATGTATATGTTCTTCTACGATCCGAAGCACAAAGAGACATTACCGTATTACGATACGTTTCCTTTAGTGGTCGTTGTCGGGCCCGCAGAAGGCGGATTCCTAGGATTGAACCTTCATTACCTACCTCCTATCTTACGTGCTAAGATGTTGGACGGGTTGATGGAGATTACTACTAACAATAAGTTTAACGATTCTACGCGATTCAAGATGACATATGAGTTACTTGCGCGAGCATCGAAATTTAAGTACTACAAACCCTGTCTCAAACATTATTTGAATAAACAGGTAAAAAGTAAGTTCGCATTGGTTCCTGCTCCAGAGTGGGAGATTGCTACATTCCTTCCGACAGCACAATTCCGTAAGGCGAACTCTAAGAAAGTCTACGCAGACTCTAAGAAAATGATAGGTGGATAACCAATGGCATCAATAGAAGATTTAAAGAGTAGACTTATTAGTCGAGGCGGACTAGCGTCTGCTAACCAGTTTGGTGTGGTACTACCATCAAAAGTAGGTATCACTAAATTAAGTGGCGCTAAGAATAATAACATATTGTGTAAAAGCGCAACGTTGCCTGGCAGACAAATTACTACACTAGATAGACAAATTGGTCTGTATAGTGAAAAGATTGCCAATGGATTCCTCGTAGAAGATGTTACGTTGACCTTCCATCTTCTGAACGATTATAGTGTTCGTAAATATTTTGATAAATGGTTGGGAGCAATGGTAGGGCATATGACACCCACTCCCCCCAAAGAACCTAAACCTCCCGCAGAAGGCGAAGAAGCTAAACCACCAGCACCAAAACCTTTATCGAGGGGTGCCATCGGGTGGAAGGACGATTACGTTGCGGACATTATAATACATCAATTAAAAAAACCACAGGTTCGTGTGGGGTTCGACCTAGGGCCTTTAGATATTAATCTAGACCTACTGGGAGGTACCGTGTACAGTGTTAAACTGATAGACGCTTTCCCGACAAACGTATCAACTATTCAATTGAGTGATGACCTCGACGGATTAGTAGAAGTAACTGTTACATTTTCATACACCAACTGGGAGCCCTTTAAGGCTGACAAAGTAGGGTTATTCTCTGCTGACATCAATCTTAATTTCGGCGGCTTAATTTAAATTATAGGATTTATAATGGCATTACCAAAACTGAATGACACACCAAAATATCGCGTTACCGTACCATCTACAGGTCAGGAAGTTAGTTACCGACCTTTCCTAGTAAAGGAACAGAAGATGTTGCTGATCGCATCTGAGACGCAAGATAGAGTGGATATGGTTAAATCAATCATCAACACTATCAATGCGTGTACTACAGAAGACATCAAGGGAGAACTAACTACCTTTGATGTAGACTACCTATTCACTAAGATTCGGTCAAAATCCGTAGGTGAGACAAGTACATTATTAATTTCATGTACCGAATGTGAAATGAATAACGAAGTTGTGGTTGAACTCGATAAGATAGAAGTTGAGGGAGTGGCCACCGATGTTAAAATCAATATCACTGACGACATTGTTCTTGAAATGAGATACCCGACATACGAAGACTTTATGAAAAATGAGAAACTTCTACATGGTACGAGTGCTACAGAATCTCTACTAGAGTTGCTTATCACATGTATAGCGACTATATGTACCGAAGAAGAACGATACTCGACCAAAGATTCGACTAGAGAAGAACTAATTGATTTTATAGACTCAATGACAACACAACAGTTCGAGACAATTTCGACATTTGTAAATGATATGCCCACACTTAAAGAAGAAGTTAAATTTACGTGTGCGCAGTGTAATACAGAGAACTCTAAAGTTCTAGAAGGCATAGATGATTTTTTTTGATTAATCTCTCTCATGACACGTTGGTAAATTACTACCAAGTTAACTTCCAACTGTTAAACAACTTCAACTACTCATTGAGTGATGTTGAAGAAATGTTGCCTTGGGAGAGAGAGATTTATTTGACCATGTTGATTGACGACCTAAAAGAAAAAAGAGAAAGAGCACAACAGCAGGGATAACCCATGATTGAAACATTAATAGAGCACCTAAAATCACAGAATAATACTCTGGATAGTGTTAACACTAACCTTACGAGTATGAACAGTTCTTTAGCGACAATGATTCTGAGTGACCGGAAGGACGAACTTCGTCGCCGTGAAGCAGATGATGATGCTAAAAGAGCAGCGAGTGCTGCCTCCCGAACAACCAGTACTGCCGGTGGTGGTGGTAGTAAAAAAGGTGGTGGCGGTGGTAGATTTTCGGGTTTTGGTGGTGTTCTAGGTGGATTTGGTGCGGGTACGTTGGCAGGTGGGGCAACAAGTTTATTAGGTAGAGCTGCCCTGGCAGGTGGTTTGGCTGCGGGTGCCGACAATATTGCTAGTTATGTTCAAGAACAGACTGGTTCAAGTGACCTCGCTGATGCCGCGCATCGAGCAACAAAACTGGGGTCATTCGGTCTTCTTTTGGGTACGCGTTTTGCTTTACTGGGTGCGGTAGGTGGAGCCCTTGCTACTCCCGAAGTTATATCAGAACTTGAAAAGTTGGGAGACAAGGCAGCAGGACTGAAAGAGCCTTTGATGAAATTCACAGGTGCTCTACCTTCATTGAACGACGCACTTTCTAAAGTGACTGAAACCGTGGTAGGGACTTTAAGTTTTATTAATTCAGCAATCGAGGGAGACGTGCCCGCTGCTTTAGACAAGGTCGACGAAGCGGCAGTATTGGCTCTTGGTGTTAAAGGAGGTATGGACGCTAACAAGAATAAGGAGAAACTTACTAGAGCAGGTCGAAGAGCTGCGCAAAATGCTCGGCAGGCAGCAATCAAGGCAAAAAAAGTTACTTCACCAGTATCAGAAATGGAGTTCTCTAAAAGTCAACGTCAACAATTTAATTCTGAAACTGCTAAGGGTTTGAGTGACAAGGAAATTAAAGCTTTGGAGCTAGATGGACTCAAGGTAGATAAAACTACCGGTAGTATCTCTAAGGTCGGTGGTGAATTTGTAAGTGCTGATAAGGTAGATGAATTATTTGCTAAGAATGAAATCAAAACGTCAACCCAAAGTCTCAGTGCTAAAAACTTTATAGATGAACTTAATGGTAAAGCGGCAGCGAAATACGGTAAGTTTGGTAAGGCATTATCCTTCTTAAAGAAAGTTCCGGCATTGGGTTCTTTAATAAGTGGTGGAATAATAGCAAATATTTTAATGGATGATACCACATCTACGAAAGAAAAAGCGGCATTGCTTAGTAAAGAATTGGGTAGCATAGGTGGCGCAGCTCTTGGTGGCGCAGTTGGTGGTTTGATAGGAACCTTAGGCATGCCCGGCATAGGTACTCTTACTGGAGGTGTATTGGGTGCTTTAGCTGGTTCGTGGTCAGGAGAGGAATTGGGAGAAAAGTTTGCCAATTGGATGTTAGGTGTAGACGATTCAGCATCAGAACCCTCAGAACCTGTGGCAGCAGCCGGTGGAAATAAAAGACGACGAGGTGCTGGTGCCAAACCTTCTCAGGTTAGTAGTAGTGTCACGTCAGCACCGTATCCTCAGTCTGGTGTTAAGGTTGCGACAGCATCTAGTGATATGTTTGCCGCTCAGGCGCAACAAAATATCGTGGTGGTAGACAATAGTAATGTCAGTAATAATGTCAGCACTCAGGCAGGTGATGTTAGTTTCAGCGGAACCACTGGTTTCGACTTCTATGACCCAATGATGGGTTCTAGAACTGCATAAAAAAAAGGGGGAACTTTCGTTCCCCCCGAATCCAAATATCTGGATTAATCTTCAGCAGCCATCTTCGCGAAATACGACAGAGTATCATCAGTCGATTCGGCGACAGGCGCCTCGGCAGCAGGAGCTGATACAACCGTTGGTTCTGACGCTGAACGAATTGGAGCAGCTTCTGCCGATTGGGCAAGTGCTTCATTCTTCAGAGTAGCACCGTTTCCAGTTGCTACTCCTAGGACAGTATCCAACTTAGCCTTCAAATCATCATAAGACTTGAACCAGTTCGCATCAAATGCGTTCGGGTAGTTTGGTACTTGGAACTCATTCAGGTCATACAAAGAGTTATAGGTGGATTCCAACCTAGTCTCGTCTGCCTCAAACAGAGCAGTAGGAGATTTGAAATCTGACTTATCATAGTTGCGGTATCCTGCGACATTACGAATCTTCAATTCGAAGTTCGCACCAGACCAGAAATCGAATGGATTGACCGGAGTCTCGCCAGGAAATTCTGGTTGCATCATATCCATGATCTTGTCAAAGATTTTCTTACCGAACTCGTAGATCATTACCTTGCCATTGTTGGCTGGGTTTGCGGGATCATTAACGACTAGGATGTTAGTAACGTAGTGTAGACGACGCTTCTGACGACGGGCAGTCTCTTTATCTTCTTCGATACCAGAGTTCCATAGACGAGAGTTTAACTCACCTAATGGGTCGTTCTGACCTAGTGTAGTCAATGAACGTTCGATGTACCACTGACCGGTTGGGCCTTTAAAGGCATGATCCCAATAACGTACCCACGGTAGGTCTTGACCTTCCATCGCGGGTAGAAAACGAATGATAGCGTAACCATTACCTGCTTCATCAACAGTAGGTTTCCACTTGCGGTCGTCTTGGTATTTGTTTGTGTTGGTTGCCTGACCGGATGCTTCGGTAGCAGCGGTAACAAGCTTTGAGATATCCATAGATTTGGATTTTAGATTTGCGAAAGACATAATATTTCCTTTAGTATTAGGATTACTTAAATATAAACAATGGTCGTATGAACAATGTATGTGATTGCCTCTAGGGCACTGCTATTTATAACACATCTAAAGTGTTAAGTTTTGGTAGAAAGTTTAACTGCCGAGCTTCTGCTTCGAGGTTTTCGATTATTGGGACAGTAAGATATTTTTTAATGTCCTCTACCTCTAGACCTTGAACTTCACAAAGATGAACTATAGTATCCATATAACTCATACGATGTTTGAATACGAACTCTTCTATGTTGCGAGAGAAGGTTTTCCTATCCAAAAAGTTGGCAGCGTTCTCTGCCTTTCTATTCATCCAGTACACCAACCGATAAAACATTCTCTACTTTAAAAGAGCGCCATGCTTGTTTATCGATTGCGAAAGCACGAATTACAGACTTGTTGACAGAGTAGTCAGCGTTAGTCTCGGATACTTTAGGTTGCTCGGTAACAGGTAATAAATTAGTCGCTAAGGTACAAGGCATTACTCGCGTCTCGCCATTAACCTTAGTGAACGTCACCTCTAGAATGTTTTTCTTGAGGGTATCCATAAGTGAATCATATTCGAATGTTTTAGAATCGGTCATATTCAGCGTCCTCTTCAGATACTTCGGCGTCGGCATGAACATACTTGAGAAAATCTTCGTTGCCGTCAAGCATTACAATAACGGTTTCAAGACACTTCAACACATTTTCCATGTTACCGATGACTTCATCATCTTTGGTTTCTTTTTGAGCTTCTTCAGCATAATCCTGTAGAGACTCGATGTACACGATACGTAAGAACTCACGTGAGATAAGAGTTACATCGTTTTTAGGGTATCGACCTAAGTCAATTAAGTTTGGTGATTCAGACATTAATTCCATTCCTCGTTAGTGTTTGCTTTATAAACATCATTAAAATGAGCATTGACATATTTGTCAGTGTCATGCCAACTAATGTTGGACTTATAGTCTTGGCGGTCTAACGCCGAAACTTCTTTCGCGAGCAGTAGATTAGACCTACGTACTTTTGAACTTTTCTGTACTCTGAGAGTAGCACGACGAATCATTGCGTATCTCATTACTTTATCTACAGCCATTATACATTAATCCTTATCTTGTGTCAAGTAAAATTTACCGGTCTTCTTAGCTTCCTTTTTACGGTCAACATGTACCGCAGCGACATTATACTTTCTAGCATACTTAGCAACTGGATTTGACTTTTTCATTTTGTCCTCAATCTTCATTTACGAGATCCGACCAACTCTTTAGTTTTATTCGTTTCTCTGCTGAATACAAATCTAGGTCGGTATAAGACACGAGGTCGTATTCTTGGCAAAGGTCGATCATACACTGAAGGTCACCGAGTTCTTTGGCGAACCGCTCAAGAGTGTCATGGTCTTGACCAAATCGTTTTAGTTTAGATGCCATCTGAATAACTTCAGCACACTCTTCCTGAAGAATCGTTAAGAGTTCAGTACAACTATCATTGTGTCTCAACATCTTAGAGTCCCATCAATGTGTTGTCGCGGAAATACAAACCGGTAGGTGGAGTTAACTTACCAAGCATTGCCCAGTCTTCTGCCTTTAACGCGGGGACATATTGTCCGTATTGGTCAGCAAACTCTTTACCCATCTCGTTGTATTCGTTAAGGTACTGAAGAGCTTCTGCGGCAGCAACTTTGGCATCGTTATTCTCAAAAGTCTTTTCATCATAACGGTTAGTCAGTTTTGGTTTAGCAACAAATTTAAACATAATATATTCTCTCTCAATCAATTAGGTGGCTATTATACTTCTTTCAGAAACAAATGTCAAGGGCTTATTTAGCTTTAGATTCTTTTAACTTCCTAAATTGCCATCTTAGAAACCATTTCATTCGCCGGAAGTACTCTTTCGAATCGTAGTCAGGGTATTTTCCGTCATACCCTTCACACTCTTCACAATGAAGTGTCCACTGTTTAAAACAAAATTCTCTGAAAGTCATTAGTAGTACCAGCTGTTGTAGTGTTCTGCTTCCGCAGTAGTAGGACGGGCGCAAGAGTAAGAAGAAGTCTTGAAACCACCGTAGTTGTCCAGACGTTTCTTCATCTCTTCGCCAATGAAAGAGTTGGGAACCGCACGAACATTCTGACAGTCATAACCTTCTGAACCTTTGACAGTCTGAGACGCAATCTCACGAACGATCACAGTCCGAGCAGTAGGTTTCGCAACAACTTGGTAGAGATCGACTTGAGTCTGTTCGTAACCCCAAGAGTCAACGAACAGGTCACCGACCTTAACGCCGGCGGCAAGTTCTGCTGCCTTGACTTTCTGCGCTTCTTTACGTTTTGCGCGATACTCGGTAACAGCGAGACGATTATCAATGAACTCTTGTTGCGCTTCATACATGCGTTCAACACTACGGTAACGAACGTGGTACTCAGTCTTGTAACCAAGACGGGCACGAGGAGCAAGACGGTCGCACTTGGCGATCATACGTTCTTCATCAATAGTAAGAATAAGGTCGTGTTTCGCGAACAACTCAATCATTTCATTTTTCATAATACATCTCTCTCAATCAATTAGGTAGCTATTATAACATAACTGGGAACAATGTCAAGGGCCCTAGCCAAAATAATTTAAATATTTTTCTCACGCAGGTGTCTTATTTTTGCTTCGACGATATCAAGAACACATAACTCAGTTCCCCCGATGTGCCACTTATAGAGTTCTCCGCCTCTACTTTTAACCCCACCGTCATAATCTTTCCAGTCATACACAGTGATCGGAGTTTCTTCTCCGTAGAAGTTATATCCAACGAACTCCCATTCGGTACAAATCTTATCTTCTACATCAAGCGCATCACGAAGATAGGTAGGTTCTCCAAGAACCTCGACTAACTCGTAGTAAGTGGCGTCAATGTAACCTTTTAAACTAGTCATCATAAAACCTCAAAAATAATAAATGGTGGGAGGAGCAGTGAACCGAAGTTCCTATTCCTGATTCCAGATGTCTCGGAGACAAGCAGTGAACCCCGAAGGTTCTTAATCAGGAGACCAGACCTCCCCATCAACAGTAGCTATTATACACGATTCAGCTACAAAAACAAGGGCTTTCTTAGAACAATTTGTTATATCAACCTAACTTCTTATTTCTTTTTAGTGGCAGGAGACTTCTTCTTAACGGGGGCCTTTGCGTTAAAGGTCTTTCGTTTGACAGTAGGTTTCTTAACAGTAGGTTTCTTCTCAGGTGTCTCTACGGGAGCCTTAACAGTTTTCCGCACCTTCCTTTTGGGTTTTGTCACAGTTTTCTTTGGTTGAGGAAACTTTTTAGACAGAAACTCATTGACTGATAACCCGCACGTTCTCAACTCCTTTATAAAACGTCTGTGGGAGTCCATGTCCCACCCGTGAGCGGGTTCCAAGAACTCACCGTAATGATCCATCACAATATCAGATAATCGCTCACACTCCAAGGTATCCTTGTCGTAGAGGTACCT